AAGGGTAAAAAATTTCAAGGGTACAAAAAATGAAGATATTATAAAAGTAAATTTTTTCAAATCAAGAAATAAAAAAAGTCAAAAAAAACAAAAGTAAATTTGAAAAATTTTAAAAGTAAATATTCTGAAAAAAAAAGAAAATATTTCAAAATAAAAAAAATGAATTTTTAATTATCGAAAAAAAAAGAGAAGTAGCTAACGCTATTAAATAGGGGAGAAAATAGATTAAGATGATTTTAGGTGTCGCTGAAACCCCTTATTTATAAGGGTTTCAGCGTGTTAATGACAAAAAACATACAACATCGCCAAAAAAGTAGAAAATTAAAATAACTTTTGTTAGAAATATGGAAAAAAAGAGAAGTAGGTTTTATTTTGTAAGTAACTTAATATAAAGTTAAAACAAAGCCTTAAGTATATTTTTAGGGGAAAAAAAGGTCTTACTCGGGGCCCCGAGCTCAGAGAAGTAGAATGCAAAAATAATAATAGAATGAAAAATGGTTTTTATTTCTCTAAAATGTTGTGGAAATAATATAAAAGGTGATAATTTTATGAAAACGGGATATAAAAGAACTTATCGACAACGGAAATTTATAAAGGCTTATATTGAGAATGGCGGTAATGCAACTAAAGCATATATGGAGATGAACCCAAAATATAAAGGTAAATGGGCGCGTAAATTAGGTTCTCGTATGTGGACGAATTTAGACATTTCGTTTGGCGAGCTCATAGAATTAACAGGAATAACCGATTTATCGCTTAACAAAAAATTAAATGAGGGCCTGGATGCTAACAAAGTTATATCCGTCGTTCCTATCCCTCCCAAGAAGAATCAAGAGAACTCCATTGATCTCCCTGATGCCGATTCCAAGAATATTGAATTCGTTGAAGTCCCTGATTATGGTATCCGCTTTAGGTACTTGGATATGGCATACAAAATAAAGGACAAGTATCCTTCTGAAAATCATACTATCAATGTGAAAGGCGAATTAAAATTAATCGATGCCAAAAGAAAGCTCATTAGTAAAATCGATAACCTTGCTTCCAAAAAAGGAAAGGGACAAACTTCTTAATAGTCTTACCCAGGAGGAAGCAGAAGACATATTATATGATTGGGAATTCTGGGCTCGGCCTAAACAGTTACCACCCCCGGGAGACTGGTTAACCTGGATGATCGTCACCGGTAGGGGCTGGGGTAAAACCCGTACAGGTTCGGAATTTGTCAATGCAAAGGCCAGAAAAGGGGCTCAACATATTGCTTTAATTGGCCAGACTAAAGCAGATGTAAGAGACACCATGATAGAGATTGGTCCTTCCTCAATTTTAAAGGTATCAAATCCGAATTTCTACCCGAAATATGAATCATCAAAAAGGCGGCTTGTTTGGCCCAATGGATGTATAGGCACAATTTATAGCGGGGATGAGCCAAGCCAGGTAAGAGGACCTTCTCATGATGTAGCCTGGATCGATGAATTAGCTAAGTTTAAATATCCAAAAGATATCTGGGATAATTTAATGTTCGGCCTTCGTGAGGGTGAAGATATGAGGGTATTGATTACCACTACCCCGAGGCCCATACCGATTATAAAGAATCTAATAAAAGACCCGAATACTATAGCCGTTCGCGGAAGTACCTTTGAAAACAAAGAAAACCTATCCCAGAGGTATTTCGATTATGTTATAGCACCTTATATAGGCACCAGATTGGGGGATCAGGAAATTAAGGGCAAAATATTAGAGGATAATCCAGATGCATTATGGACCAGAAAAATCATTGAAGATAATCGGAGAAATAAGGCACCCGAGTTAATAAGGGTTGCAGTTGCAGTAGATCCTCAGGCCACTGATAATATCATGTCTTCTGAGACCGGGATAATTGGAGGTGGCTTAGGTGAAGATAAGCACGTTTATGTTTTAGAAGATGCCACTAAAAAAGGAAGTCCGGATGAATGGGGTAGGGCGGCGGTAACTGCCTATAATAAGTTGAAAGCTGATAGAATAACTGGTGAAGTAAATAATGGCGGTGATATGGTTGAATATGTCATAAAATCAATTGAGCCTAACATATCTTATAAGAGCGTCAGGGCTACCCGGGGGAAATATCTCAGAGCCGAGCCAGTATCAGCATTATATGAACAAGGTAGGATCCACCACGTCGGAAACTTCTCGGAATTAGAAGACCAACAATGCGAGTGGGTCCCAGGAGAGAAGAGCCCGGATCGTCTCGACGCATTAGTTTGGCTTGTCTATGAATTATTACCGGATATGTTCGGAGGTAATAATATTGAAGGCCGTAGCGCCGGGAGACGAGCAACCGCTGGGCAAGACTGGTAAAATATTTTCATAAATATATTTGACTATGAATAAATTTAGTGTTATGCTATAAAAAATAGAATATAGTGTATAGAGCTCCACTTTTAGAGGGCCAAGATTCAGAATGTTTTTTAACATTCTTACTTGGTCCTCTTTTTTTTGTTTTAAAGGATGGTTTATGAATATACCAATAGTAAAAATAAAGCTGGAGAAAGATATTACAAAAAGGATTTATATAAAACGCATAAATTTTTTATATTGTAAACTTTATTGTTTATACTTTTATTTTTTTGAAATGAAGGTATATTTTTGGCAGAGATTTCCTAAAGGATATCGAATTAAATAATGAATATAAAAGATATATACCAGAATACCAAAGAAGCTATAAAAAAGATGTCAAAGCCGAATATGGACGAGATATCCAGCTCCGGTAATAATATCTGGGGCATAGGTAATCTTCCAATCTATAATCCTGATGACTTAGCAGGTAAAAAGGGACTGGATATCTACCGCACTATGCAGAAACGGGATGGCCAAGTCAAAGCTATTTTCATGTTAAAGAAGCATGCCCGACTATCTACTCCCTGGAATATAAGGCCGGAAGACGAAGAAGATCCGGACGCGGTAAAGCAGGCTGAATTTATAGAGCATTGCTTTTCGGAAATGAAAGGGAATATCAATAATACCCTGCTTAAAATATGGAATGCCATGAGAGACGGTTATTCAGTTTCGGAAATTAATTATAAGATCCTTCCCGATGGAGAATTTAAAGGTATGATCGGCATAGATAATATTAAAACCCGTAAAGCCAAGAACTATGGCTTCTCCTGTGACGAACATGGAAACATCAAAGAGGATGGCCTAGTCGAGAATTATAATACACCTCTACCCATCAATAAATTTATCCTTTTCTCCTATAACCCCAATGATGATGACGCAGACAGCTTATACGGCGAATCTGATTTCAGGGCCGCCTACCGCTATTATTTCTCCAATGATGTTATACAAAGATTCTGGAACGTATTCCTCGAAAAGTTTGGTCAACCTACCGTTATAGGTCGTTATGAACCTGGGACCAATAAGAGCAAACAAGATGAATATCTGGATATATTAAAAACCATTCAAACCGATACCGCAATAGTTATGCCAAAAGGTTTGGAAGCCGAACTTTTAGAAGCTGTTAGAAGGGGAGATGCAGGCTATAAGGGGGCTTTTGATACCAATAATATCATGATAGCCAGATCTCTCTTAGTAGGTACTCTCTTAATGGACTCAGGAGAAAAAGGTTCATGGGCTCTTTCCAAGACTCATTTTGATATTTTTATCTATATTCTCGATTACCTGGGCAATGAAACCGAAGATACCATTATCCGGGAGCAGATCATAAAACGGTTAATAGACTTCAACTTCCCCAAACCTAAATATCCTTACTTTGAATTTGAATCGCTGATTAAAGATGATCAAAAAGGCAAAGCTGAAATAGCCAAACTATTAGTTGACGCAGGATTGATCAATCAAGAAGAAGAATGGGTCCGGGAGTTCTTAAAGATTCCTGCCAAAGAAGAAGGGATAGTTTTACCTCAACCCAAGCCTGCAGGTGGTGGATTTATGGAAGAATATCAAGCTAATCTATCAAGGCAGCCTAATCAGTATGAAAAGAAATGTAACTTTACCAGGATCATTAAGAATTTAGATTACTTTGAAAAGATAGCTAAAGAAGAACTGGGAGAGATTTTAGGTTGGCAAAAAGATGCCCTTAAAAAATCAATAACCAAAGCAAAGATTATGGAATCCCAGAATGCCCGGGAAGTGGAGAAATTACAGTTATCTCATGTAGGCGACTTCCGGGATTGTGTCAAGAAGTGGCTGCAGGAATTATTCCGATACGGTATGAGTGAAGTGGAAAGCGAATTGAAGGTTAACAAATATGTAGGATTGCCTGCTGAAAAGGCGATGCAATATCTAAAGAATAAATCCTTTTGGATTGCCGGAATTATGAGGGATACGATATTAAAAGAAGCCAAAGGGATATTATATACCGGTATGAAAAACGGTTCAAACGCTACAGAAATGATATTTTTATTGGATCAGCTTTTCAAGAAATATGTAGGAACTCCGGGAGTGGAAACAAAAGATGGAGTGTTATTAACTCCATATCACCTTGAGAATGTAGTCAGGACTAATTTTTCAGATGCTTATAACCAGGGCAGACAAGACATGATGGAAGATCCTGACGTAAAAGATATTATGGCCGGGGAAATGTTCTCGGCTATTATGGATGACCGGACTACTGAGGTTTGTGCTGCTCTCGATGGACGAATCTTTTTATACGGTGATCCTGACATAGCCAGGTTTACGCCGCCATTACATTATATGTGTCGGTCACAGCTGATACCGGTAACCAAATACGAAGAATTTGAACCGATTAAACCGGAATTAAAAGCTCGAGCTTTGCCAATGAAGGGTGAAGGTTTTACTTATGAATGAAAATAAAATGATAAATGTAGAATATGAATATATCGAATTAAAAGATGGTAAAAGAATAGAGTCACGTGTATTTTATGAAATGCCTATTGACGATGGAAATTATAAAGATAAATTACAGGAAACGTTAAAATGTATTCTGGATACTACTGAAGATTTATCATATATAGGATTCGGACTAATTAGAGATTATTATGTTAAATCTAAAAAGAAAGGAGATGATTAATCATGCCATATAAGATAGAGAATCCTCCGGAGAAACTAAAGAATATGCCGAAAAAAGCACAGGAGACCTGGATCAAGATATTCAACAGTGCCTTCGAGCAATACAAAGGGAGAGATGATCAAGAGGCTTTGGCTAATGCCACTGCCTACGCAGGCCTCAAAAAGGCAGGGTGGAAACAAGATAAAGAAGGTAATTGGGTTGAAACAGAGCAAAATACTATGACTGCTATGGAATTGGCTATATGGGGAGCATTTACCCAAACCTATGAGCTGAAAGATGTAGAAGTGTTTGCTACCGGTAAATGGAATGGCCACGAAATTACTGATCAAGATCTTGATGACATCGTAAACAATACCAATGAAATTATCGATAAGTTAAAACCAATGGTTAAATTAGGCCATGACGACAAACAAAGATTATTACAGAATACCGGCCTGCCTGCCGGTGGCTGGATTACTAAACTGAAGAAAGTTGGGAATAAGATCCTGGTTCATATTAAAGAAGTGCCAAAGGTCTTATATCAATTAATCCAAAACGGAGCATACAAGAGAATAAGCTCGGAAATATTAAACGATTATACCGAGCCATCCACTAAGAAACAATATAAAAAAGTCTTATCTGCTATCGCATTCTTAGGCGGTGATCTACCAGCAATAACTAGTTTAGAGGATATAGCCGCTCTATTCGATAATGATGAAAAGGCTCAAATAATTATATATCAAAAAGCAGAAGAATATAATTGTGAATGTATCAAATGCGGTTATAAAATGACTAGCGATAAACATTGTAATGAATTAAAATGTCCCGAATGTGGCGGGCAAATGAGAAGAGTCGAACGTCCCGGGCCGGGGCAACCACATATAGAAAAATCTAAAGAAAGGAGGGCATATATTATGCCAAGCGGTATTAAGGTCACTGAATTAGAAGGAAAGAAATTCGTATCTGTAGAAGATTACGAGAAGCTGGAAACCGATAAGGAGACCATAGACCAAGAGAAGAAAGAAGCAGACGAGTATAAGGCAAAATTTGAAGCCGAGCAGAAAAAGGCAAAAGAGAAAGATGATGAGCTTGCCAAAATCGTAGCTGAAAAAAGGTCTGCCGAGATTAAAACCTTTATCGAATCCAATTGTTCTGAATCTACTATGCATTTTCTTCCGAAACAGAAGGAAGTTTTAATGGCTCTTATGGAGTCCACTTCCGATGAGAAGAAAATAAAGTTTACGGAAGATAAGAAAGAGACTGAACTTTCGCAGCGGGAATTGCTTGGAAAATTTATTGAATTACAGCCCAATTTCTCTGACTCCATTTTTGCCGAATTAAGCAAGGGCGAAGAGGAAAAAGAAGGCGATGATAAATTAAGTCCAGAAGAAAAGAAAGTCCAGAAGTATATGGAAGAGCATAAAGACGTATCATATCGAGATGCAGTCTTAGCTACTCTGGATTCAACCGAAGAAAAGAAAAAATAGATAAAATAAAAATAAAAATGAAAAGAGGTGTTAAATATGTCTCAGGCCGTCGGAGCTTTAGATATAACTTTAGTTTGTGGTTCAGCAACTCTTGCTGCAGCCCAATATCATTTCATTACACTCGATATTGATGGTACTGCCATTGTTTGCGGTGCCGGTGGAGTGTCTATTGGTATTTTACAAAATACTCCTGCTGTTGGTGAAGCTGCCAGGGTAAGAGTATTAGGAACAAGTAAATTAGTTATGGACGCAGCAGTTGACGAAGCAGTACCTATAAAATCTATTGCTGGTGGAGCTGGTACTCCGGTTACTGCCGATAAGGATTATGCCGGAGCAATCGATATTGAAGCGGCTACTGCGCAAAATGACATAGTAG